CGCCTCAACTAGACAGCAGGATCTCAATCTGATTCTCCTTCCCGGGACGACGTCCTAGACACGGGTTATACCCATGCGGGAGTGGACAGATAGAGCCCTCACCTTTGGATGATGAGGGTTTCCTGATGTAGTTATGTCTGGCTCGGGTGAGGAACGCTGTTCCAAGTGTCAGACCTTAGTGATACCGTAACGACGGGTCACTATGATCTTCAACCTATATTAGGCGATCCTCTGAAATTGACGGTCGGCACCGGTGAACGGTACCTGACAGAGCGAGACTGTGTGCTCGAGGACTATGGGAGTTTCTAACTCCATTAGACCGAAGTTCACACAACGTGCGAACGTGGCACCCTGGGCCGGCCTGTGCTCCCTTCCCTTCACAGGGGAGGAAGAAAGCAAGCAGTTAATCCACCCTAGGAAAATACGACAACATGCTAAAACGATCATCACTTGTTTCCAAGTTCCAAGGAGTAAGTTCTCCTCAGTTTATGATGTTTAACACATCGTGTACCCTCCTGCAGCTTCCGAACCACCCCCTCTACCCCGGTGTAGATTGGGGTAAAGTAGGTGGAGGTTACTATGCCGTCGTCGACCCGATGGATGAAAATGGCATTCTCTACCTTAGTGATAAGGAATACAAGATTCAAGTCAGAGTGAGTGTCAGCCAAGACTCTCAGCTGTCAGTCCTTGCACGTCCGGGTGATACCCAGATGCAAGGCGGAACTCCTGACAATACGTCTATAGACCCTACCAAACAAAACTCCCCCACTAAAGAGGAGCTCGGCTTGGTGGTTCGAAAGAACTACCCTATAGCTGAGAGGCCTTATGCCCCTAGCTTCATAGGATGGTACTATAGTGAGTTGGAGAAGTTCCGACGGGAGACTGACTGTCTGGTCGAACCATCAGATCGAAACCTGATGGCACTCGTTCTACATTGGGGTTTAGACCTCAATATAAGAGCGGGTGGCCAGCTTAAGCCTCAGCCGGCGTTGGACGCGGCCCTTTTAGAGTTAGGAAAGTCGCTAGTGAACATCCTGGTAACCAGAGGGCGGACCGCCCTCATCCTAAAGATGAAAAACACCCTGTTCTTCATTAATAGGTGGTTAGCAGGATCACAAAACGACAATCCGTTCCTCCTAGGGGAACCCGTAGG